GGGTGTATTTGATGGGTGGAGAGATCACCCAATTAAGCCAGTTGATCTATGATACCTATGTTATTTATATCCAGATTGAAACAATTAATAGAAAGGTAAAATAAATCTTCGTGAAAAATATAATTAATGGAGCCATGAATCTAACGTCTGGGTCGTTGAAATCATACATAAGAATTCTTTCAATGATTACTATAGAAGCGATCACTGAGAAAAGTGCACAGAATAGCCTCTCAGCGGTCGGGCCTGGATTTGGTTCAATTCCTTCAGTCGTTAAATCTTTAACGTATTCTTCTTCAATCGGTCTGTCAAAATCACCAAATGTGTACTCATAAATTGGTATGCGTCTATTCTTTCTACCTTTTCTCTTTCCTTTGTTGTCTGGTTCAGTGAATGCAACACCCCGGTTATCAATAAAACACTGCAGTCCGAATCTATTACATAGTCCTTGAATTATACATTGAGCTTCATCTCTCTGATCCTGCATTCTCTTAGTCAATTTTTTCTGGTGATTCAACACTGATTGAGTTGCCATCAGTTCCAATCTTGAATCCTCTTGTTCCGAAATTTGTTTGCTTAGGTTCGTTATTGTCGCTTTCAACTCGTCAATTTCTTGCTTTAATTTGTTATTTTCAATGCTCGCTCTCTCAAGAGCTTCAGATGGAATGGGAGAGAGTTTAAGGTTTTCATTAAAGGTATTTTGAAGTATGATCTCGGATAAGTGAGTGGATGGAATCAAAATTGTGTGTCCCTGTTTACTTTTACCAATTTCGAATGCATTCAGAGTTCTGGCTTTCCTGTCGTATCCAGCACAAAATCCTTCAGTCCTGATTTTAATTATTTCACGTTCAAGATTTTGAATTTGGATTGATAGTGTTGATGAGGTCATTTCCTTTGGAATTCTTTTCTTATAGAAGCACTTACGCCAATTATCGACATTTTCCTCAAGTCCTGAATCCTTCATCGCTAACTGAAAGGCTCTTATGAAGCTAGCTGAATCTTCATTGTCTCCATACAAATTGCGAACCACTGATCTGAGTGTATCGTAGACCAACTCAGCCATTTTGGATTCTTTCAGAGCAAGTGCTCGTCCTAAGAAACCAAAATTTCC